TTTGTTCAACCCAACACAAGCGGCAGGAGTCCCTTGGTAATGGAAGAACAAGCTAAAGTAGCAGTAGACGTGGCAGCAGTGACAACCACAGTGTCAACCCTTATGGGCTGGCTACCTGCTGTGGCTGCTGCTTTAAGCATTGTATGGACAGTAATTAGGATTCTTGAGACTGACACTGTAAAAGGTTGGTTCAGTAACAGAGATTAACAATGGAATACGTTGACTTAATTGGTTCCATCTGGCCTATCTTTGTAGGCTTTGTTGTCCTTGTTCTAACACTGGGTAAACTCATGTCCCGTATGGACGTGGTGGAAGAGAAAGTTAAGACTTTGTTTGACTTGTGGAATAAAAAGAATGATTGATAAGCTCATAGGACCTGTCACAAGCTTGCTGGACAAGTTTATACCTGATGCTGATACTAAGGTCAAGCTGGCGCATGAAGTCGCTACAATGGCTCAGAATCATGCTCAGGAGCTTGCTAAGGGTCAGCTTGAGGTCAACAAAGTAGAAGCAGCACACAAGTCACTATTTGTGGCAGGCTGGAGACCCTTCATTGGCTGGACCTGTGGCTTAGGCATGTTTGGTAACTTTATCACCATCCCATTTAGCAACTTTGTTCTGGCTTTATTTGAGTACAACATCGTAATACCTCTAGTGCCTTTGGAAACCATGATGCCTGTCCTGATGGGTATGCTTGGGCTAGGTGCTATGAGGACCTACGAGAAGAAAGCGGGGGTGTCTAAGTAATGTCTTTTGCTCCTATAGACATCCAGTGGTTACAGGATACCGACCCTTTTTTTGAGGACTACCTTAATACTCGTCGTTCTAATTGGGCTGAATGGGCTGGCACTAGTATTGCAGCAAGTTATTACGAGGCAATGATTCAAGCACAGGCAGCAGTAAACAGGATTGCTGAGGAACAAGCTGAAGAAGAGGCACGTAGGGCAGAAGAAGCAGAGGCAGCTAGAGTTGCTGAAGAAGAAGCTGAGGCTCAACGCATAGCTGAAGAAGAAGCCGAAGAAGCTAGGATTGAAGAAGAGCTTGCAGAAGAAGCTAGGATTGAAGAAGAGCTTGCAGAAGAAGCTAGGATTGCTGAAGAACTTAGGTTGCAAGAGCTAGAAGAAAACCGTATTGCAGAAGAATTAGAAGCAGAACAAGCAGCTAGGATTGCTGAAGAACTTAGGTTACAAGAACAAGAAGCAGCCAGAGTTGCTGCTGAAGAAGAAGCTGCACGTATAGCTGCTGAAGAAGCTGAGAGACAACGAGTGGCTGCAGAAGAAGCTGAAGCAGCCAGAGTTGCTGCTGAAGAAGCAGAGGCTGTTAGAGCTGCTGCAGCAGAAGAAGCAGAAAGAGAAAGAGTGGCAGCAGAGGAAGCAGAAGCAGCTAGAGTTGCAGCAGAGGAAGCTGCCGAAGCAGCCAGAGTTGCTGCTGAAGAAGAAGCAGAGAGACAAAGGGTTGCTGCAGAAGAAGCAGAGGCAGCTAGAGTTGCTGCTGAAGAAGCAGAAGCAGCTAGAGTTGCTGCTGAAGAGGCAGAGGCTGCCAGAGTAGCTGCAGCAGAAGAGGCAGAAGCAGCCAGAGTTGCTGCCGAAGAAGAAGCTGCACGTGTAGCAGAAGAACAAAGACTTGCAGAAGAAAAACAAGATGCAGAGGAAGCAGCTAGGTTAGCCGAAGAACAAGCCGCAGCAAAAGCAGCAGCAGAAGAAGCGGCCAGAGTCGCTGCTGAAGAAGCAGAGGCTGCTAGAGTTGCTGCTGAGGAAGCAGAGGCTGCCAGAGTTGCTGCTGAAGAAGCAGAGGCTGCTAGAGCTGCTGCTGAGGAAGCTGAAGAAGCACGTATAGCCGCTGAGGAAGCTGAGGCTGCCCGTGTAGCTGAAGAACAAGCAGCAGCAGAGGAAGCAGCTAGAGTTGCTGCTGAGGCAGCAGAGGCAGCCAAAGTTGCTGCTGAAGAAGCTGAGGCAGCTAGAGTTGCTGCTGAGGAGGAAACCGCTAGACTAGCTGAAGAAAAAGCAGCAGCGGAAGAAGCAGCTAGAGTTGCTGCTGAAGAAGCAGAGGCTGCTAGAGTAGCTGCTGAAGCAGAAGCAACACGCATAGCTGAAGAACAAGCGGCAGAAGCAGCCAGAGTTGCTGAAGAAGCCAGAGTAGCAGAAGAAGCTCGTGTAGCTGAGGAAGCTAGAGTTGCTGAGGAAGCCAGAGTAGCAGAAGAAGCTAGAGTAGCTGAGGAAGCCAGAGTTGCTGAGGAAGCCAGAGTAGCAGAAGAAGCTGCACGAGAATTAGAAGAGGGTGACGACGACTTACTAGTTGGAGATGACTTTAGTGACTTTGAAGACGATGACACTGGTGGTTCAGTTCTTTTAACTGATTCTCAACATGCAGACTTCTCTATAGGTCTAAATGTAGAGCTAGCAGACGGCACTATCATAAACAAAGAAACGCATGAAGACACCACCGTCATAGCTGAAAATGGTGTTTTTGTAGCTCCTAAAGAAGTAGTTGTAGAAGAAGACGAAGGTGGCGGCGGTGCTGACCCAGTACAAACTCCAGTAGATACTCCAGTACAAACTCCAGTAGATACTCCAGTAGATACTCCTGTAGATACTCCAGTAGACGCTGGTGGTGGTTCCGGTGACGACGTTGTAGGTGACCCTGACACAGTAGTTATTGTAGACCCTAGTGATATTGAGATGTCGCCTGATGAACAGGATGATATCTTTGTCGATGACGGAAGTATTACTGTAGCAGAACAACTTGAAGAAGCTATAGAAGCAGAAACAAACCCTGTCCTTAAAGAAGCTTTAATAAAGGAGTTAGAAAGGTATTTATCAGGGGAAACTCAAGAAGAAGAAGCACCAGCACCGGAAGAAGAAATTGTTGTTACAGACGAAGGAACTGCTGAACCTACTGAAGAAGAAATGACAGGTTCTGAGGAAGACTCTACTGACATTCTTGATTCAGTGAGTGACTTAATAAACATTATAGATACAGTTGATGACTTAGCCGACATTGCGGATATAAGTGATGACTCTATAGATACTCCTGTAGAAACTCCAGTAGATACTCCAGTAGAGACTCCAGTAGAAACTCCTGTAGAGACTCCTGTAGATACTCCAGTAGAGACTCCAGTAGAAACTCCTGTAGAGACTCCAGTAGAGACTCCAGTAGAAACTCCTGTAGAGACTCCAGTAGAAACTCCAGTAGAGACTCCAGTAGAAACTCCTGTAGAGACTCCAGTAGAAACTCCAGTAGAGACTCCAGTAGAAACTCCTGTAGAGACTCCAGTAGAAACTCCTGTAGAGACTCCAGTAGAAACTCCTGTAGAGACTCCAGTAGAAACTCCTGCAGATACTCCTGCAGATACTCCTGTAGATACTCCTGTAGATACTCCTACAGATACTCCTGTAGATACTCCTACAGATACTCCTGTAGATACTCCTGCAGAAGGGACTGGCGACGGAGATGGTACTGGAGATGGTACAGGAGACGGAACTGGAGACGGAACTGGAGATGGTGATGGTGATGGAGATGGCACAGGCACAGGAATGATGGCTCCTTCTAGCGGTGGTGGTTTTGGCGGCATGAGACCAAGTCAAGGATATATGGGTGGTATTAACTACCAGTTGCCGCAGTTTGTAGGAGTACAGTATCAACCTAAAAATTATAATGTTGAGTTAGACCGTATTATCAACGAAAGTTTGTTTAAAGGAATGATTTAATGACTTACAAAGATTTAGTCAATAACGTGCTTAGGAGACTCAGGGAGATAGAAGTAACCTCTGTGCAAACTAATTCCTACAGCAAACTCATAGGTGACCTTGTGAATGACGCAAAGGACCTTGTGGAGAACTCTTGGGACTGGTCTGCACTCAGGACTACCCTTACGATTACTACTACGGCTGACGTATTCAACTACTCTTTAACTGGTAGCCAGAACAACATCAAGGAACTAAACGTGTTGAACGACACGTCTAACTCTGTGATGCAGTACCAGACCAACAACTGGTTTGACTCACAGTTCCTCTTGTCAGCACCAGAGACAGGGTCACCACAGTACTACACGTACAACGGTGTTGATGGAGACGGTGACACTTTAATCGACATTTACCCAAAGCCTGACGGAGTTTACTCCTTACGGTTTAACTGTGCGTTACGCAACCCTGACTTGAGTGCTGACACAGACACACTTAAGATACCAGCGATGCCAGTAGTACACCTTGCGGTAGCTCTTGCTTCCCGTGAACGTGGTGAGACTGGTGGTACTGCTACTCAGGAATACTTTGCTATGGCTAACAAGTACCTGTCAGATGCTATTGCACAGGACGCTGGTAGACACCCAGAAGAAACCATCTTCTATACGCCTTAAGGTATTTATATGGCACAAGAACTCAAAAGTATTAATCTTGTAGCTCCGGGCTTCAAGGGTATCAACACTGAGGACTCACCGTTGTCTCAGGACCCTTCCTTTGCTGAAACTGCTGACAATGCAGTAATTGACAAAAGAGGCCGTATAGCGGCACGTAAGGGTCTTAACGTTACGACGACTAATAAGACGCAGCTAGGTAGTGACTTCCTGAGTGCTATAAAAGAGTTCAGAGACGACGCAGGTAACACTAAGGTCTTCTCTGTAGGTAACAACAAGATACTCAGTGGTACAACCACGTTGGCTGATGAGACTCCGGGCAGTTACACAATCAGTGCTGACGACTGGAAGATGGTCAACTTTAATGACAGCATCTACTTCTTTCAGCGTGGGTTTCAACCCCTGATATACAATGTAATTGCTTCAGGGACATCTGGAGGCGCTAATAGTAGTGTAGTAACTTTGAGTTCTGTCAACAGTGCGTCAGGTCTTGTTTCAGCGATGTATGGTAACGAAGTCTTAGCAGCCTACGGTAGACTCTGGACTGCGGACTTTGCTACAGATAAATCAACTATCTATTGGTCTGACCTTTTGATAGGCCACAAGTGGTCCGGTGGAACCTCTGGCTCCATTGACATAGCTAAAGTATGGCCTGACGGTCATGACGAGATTGTTGCACTGGCTGCACATAACAATCTTCTGATTATCTTTGGCAAGCGTAGTATCGTAGTTTACTCAGGTGCTGATGACCCTGCTAATATGGCTTTGTCCGACACTATTTCCGGTGTTGGCTGCGTAGGCAGAGACACGGTACAGTACACTGGTGTAGACGTAATCTTTCTTTCCCAGACTGGTTTAAAAAGCTTCGGAAGAACGATACAAGAGAAGTCAATGCCAATAAGTAGTTTGTCCGGTACGATTACCACGGACATCATACAGCTAATTAATGAAGCAAATGAAGTTTACAAGTCTGTGTATTACCCAGAAGCAAACTTCTACTTACTTACTTTTACAAACCAAAACATGACTTATTGTTTTGACATTAGAGGCACTCTGGAAAACGGGTCATACAGAGTTACACGTTGGCCCGGAACTAGTTTTACTTGCTATGAACGCAAGGACAACGGGGACTTACTCGTAGGTAGCGCACAGGGCATAGGACAGTACACAGGCTTTCAGGACAACGGTAGTTCCTACAGCTTCAAGTACTTCAGCCCTGAGTTGTCCTTTGGTGACCCCTCTAAACTTAAGTTTCTCAAGAAGATTAGACCGACGGTGGTAGGTGGTAGTGGTCTTGATGTACTACTAAAGTGGGACTACGACTTTGGTTCTTCCTACAACACAAGTATCATTACTTTAAAAGACGAAGCAAAAGCACAGTTTGGTTTAAAAGAAACTGCTGAGGGTGTAGTGTCAGAGAATGAATACGGAGTAGCACAGTTTTCAGACGGTATTTTAACATCAAAAGCGGCTATAAACACTAACGGCAGTGGAGGAACATTGAGCATTGGTATGGAAACAAGTATCAACGGCAACGAACTGTCAATCCAAGAAATCAATGTACTTGCACTAGTAGGTAAAACAATATGAGTAATTATACT